TACAGATCTGCATGTAGGACTTAAATCAAATTCATCACTGCACTTAGATGACTGCGAAGAATTTGTAGATTGGTTTATAGCGCAATCTAAATCAGCTGGTTGTGATACTGGCATTTTCCTAGGTGATTGGAGCCATAATCGTAACTCCATAAACTTAATCACCCTAAACACTTCGATAAGGTTGCTAGAAAAACTCGGTCAAGCATTTGATCAGTTTTTCTGGTTTCCGGGAAATCACGATCTATTTTACAAAGACAAGCGTGATATACACAGTTCGGCATTTGGTCGCCACATCCCAGGCATCACGGTGGTCGAAGGTGTGACCACCATAGATGATGTGACGTTGGTGCCATGGCTAGTGGGAGAAGAATGGAAGGATATCAGCAAAATCAAGAGCCGATACATGTTTGGTCACTTCGAGCTGCCCCTGTTCTATATGAACGCCATGGTACAGATGCCCGATACCGGAGAGCTCAAGGCCGACCACTTCCATCACCAAGAATACGTGTTCAGTGGTCATTTCCATAAACGCCAGAATCGAGGCAAGATTTGGTATATCGGCAATGCTTTTCCCCATAACTTTGCAGACAATTGGGATGATGAACGCGGCATGATGATACTTGAATGGGGCAAGGATCCTGAATTTTTGAATTGGGACCAATGCCCAAAGTATCGAGTAATGAATCTCAGCGACTTGATTGATCGCAAGAACGAAATCATGAAGAGCAAGATGCATCTGCGTGTCAAGTTAGATATAGACATCAGCTTCGAAGAGGCCAACTTCATTAAGGAAACCTTTTATGCCGAGCACGATATACGGGAAATCGCATTGATCCAAGACAAGGCCAATCTTGATGTAGGCAACGAAGACGTCGCAGAACAAAAGTTTGAAAGCGTGGATCAGATCGTCACCGAACAATTGATCAGTATAGAATCAGAACAGTTCAACAAAAATACTTTGTTAGATATCTACAGGAATATTTGATGTTCAAATTAAAGACGTTGACGGTAAAGAATTTCATGAGCGTGGGTAATCAGACCCAAGCCGTAGATTTTAGCAAAGAGTACCTTACTTTGGTGCTAGGTGCCAACCTAGATCTAGGTGGTGATGATACCGGTTCCCGTAACGGAACAGGCAAGACCACCATGGTCAATGCCTTGAGCTATTCACTTTATGGCGAGGCGCTGACCAAGATACGCAAAGAAAATCTCATCAACAAAATCAACGGCAAGAATATGTTAGTTACTGTTGAATTTGAAAAAGAAAATAATCTGTATCGCATCGAGAGGGGACGCAAACCAAACGTGCTCAAGATGTTCGTCAACAACGAACAGCTCAAAGATAGCCACGAAGCCGAAGATGATGCCCAAGGGGATAGCAGGGAAACACAAAAATCCATAGACTTATTGCTAGGTATGTCGCATACTATGTTCAAGCACATACTGGCCTTGAACACATACACCGAACCATTTTTGAGCATGCGAGCTGGAGATCAGCGCGAAGTCATTGAGCAATTGCTCGGCATAACCCTGCTGAGTGAAAAATCAGAAGCTCTCAAGACCCAGGTCAAGGACACAAAGGATCGCATACAACTGGAAGAGCAAAAGCTAGCCGCTATCAAGACAGCCAATGAAAATGTACAAAAAAGCATCAATAGCCTAGAACTCAAGAGCTCAGCATGGCAAACCAAGCATGAGCAAGAACTGGAAAACCTAGGCAAAGCCATCGTCAATCTAGAGTCGGTGGACATTGATGCGGAACTACAGGCACATCAAGATCTCAAATCATGGAACGACCTTGACACCAAGCTCCGCCAGCTCAACAAACAAAAGGCCACGTTAGAAAGCGCCGTCATACAGGCACAAAAAACAGTAGACAAGTATGCTAAAGAACTGCGGTCATTGTCTGATAAGACATGTCCTGCTTGCGAGCAGGCGTTGTTAGATCACAAGCATGGCGAAATGACTGATCAAGCCAAGCAAAGCCTTGCAGAAGCTCAGTCTTATCTTGACAAAGTCAACGGTGACCTAGGCAAAGTCATGCTAGAAATAAGTGCCAATCCTTTACCGCATAAACCCATGATCTTCTATGATACCGAAGCAGAGGCATTGGGTCATAAAAACAATCTCGACAATCTAGAAAAAGCATTGATCGAAAAAGCCGATGAGCAAAATCCCTACAGGGAACAGATAGATGAGCTTAAAGTCACTGCTATCCAAGAATTGGATTGGAACGCAGTGAATGAACTCGTGAAATATCGAGATCATCAGGAGTTCTTGCTCAAGTTGCTGACCAATAAGGACAGCTTCATACGCAAGAAGATCATCGATCAAAATCTAACCTATCTCAATAAGCGATTGAGCTACTACATCGATATGCTGGGATTACCACACAGGGTCATATTCCAGAATGATCTTAATGTAGAAATCACTCAGCTGGGACAGGAGCTAGATTTTGATAATCTCAGCCGCGGAGAGCGCAACAGGCTCATATTGAGTTTGAGCTTTGCGTTCCGCGATGTCTGGGAAGGACTTTATCAGAACATCAACTTACTGTTTATCGACGAACTGCTAGATTCCGGCATGGATTCTGCTGGTGTCGAAGCCGGATTGGCGGTGCTCAAGAAGATGGCTCGGGAACGGCACAAGAACATCTATCTGATTTCACATAAAGATGATTTGATCGGACGAGTGAACAATGTGCTCCGCGTGGTCAAAGAATCTGGATTCACCACATATTCTATAGATTCAGATCTAGTGGAGGTCGCATGAGCGAGATGATAAACAAGTATATAGAAGTACGTGATCGCATGAGATTGCAGTTGATCGAATATCACAATCGTGAGCTTATGTGGTTGGATAAACCCAGTAGACCAAATAAGACACGGCTAAGGAGATTGGCCCGTCACATACGAAAGTCCATGGCAGAAATGATGAAGCTCATGGATGAACGCACAAAAGTGTGGGTTGAAGAATATAATGCAGGGCTCCATCCAAGGGGCATGCATTATGCACTAGCTAAAAAGAAGAAAAAAGATGAGTTGGATCCACCAGGGGGCAGTAGTTGAAAAATTACCAGAAGGCACAGTGGGTTTTGTCTACTGCATAACAAATCTGACTAATAGCAAAAAGTACATAGGCAAGAAGTTAGCACAATTCAGCAAGACATCAGTAAAAACAGTAAAATTCAAGAACGGAAACAAGCGAAAGCGCAAGATCAGATCTAAAATAGAATCAGACTGGCGCGACTATTATGGCTCAAACACAGAACTACTCACAGACATCGCAAACTTAGGCACACAAAATTTCATCAGGGAAATACTATATTTCTGTCAATCAAAAGCACAATGCTCATATCTCGAAGCCCAAGAACAATTCTCCCGCAAAGTATTAGAATCTAACGACTACTATAACGGCAATATCCAAGTAAGAATACACAAAAATCACATAAACGGAAAAATTTAGGCATAGTCAGGCACGACACGCACGAATAGGCCAGCATCAGCTTAACACGGATGCCCTAGACCAGGATTATCGAATCACTGGGACGGAAGACTCTGCGGTGCGCAGGGCACTCAACTACTACCCGTAAGGATGAAGATCGCTCAAGACCTGCGATTTAGTTGTTTGAATAGGTAAAAACATAGGCAAAAAGAGGGGAGAGAAACCCCACGTTGGCACACAGGCATGGCTGTGTAGGTGTGTCAATCGCCGTCATATTTCTAAGACGTGGCTCGAGGTACCGGATGACCGCCTCTGTAACTGCCACAAGCACAGCTGACTGAAGACACTCAGAAGAAATCCCAATTCAGTTTTTTTTAGCCCGGCAACGGGCTAAGAGTGACTTCAACATCTAGAAGAATGTATCTCTTCTTCGCTATGTCTTGTTATGTTCCTAGATTAGATATTACTGTTTCGAGATTAGAAAAAATGCTTTGAGCGAAGCGATAAAGCAGGCGAATGCATTCGCCTCACTATCAAGCTAACAGTGGAATCCATGCTATGTTTGATTCTGCACGATGCCATGGTTAGAAGAAAGGTAATCCGCTTTCCTTGGTAGTCTCGAGGTTATGTTCGATGAGCTTGGCCAAGATCTCCCTTTCTTCGGGACAGAGGGCATGTGCTTCGTTGTAGGTCAGCCCGCCCCGCATAAACCAGCATAACCTGAGTAGCTCATCCTTCAAGGCTTTTGTCTCGCCCTC